CCACGTATTCTCATGGAGACGGTTTTTAAAGCGTTCAAATTCTGTTGCTTTCCCATTACTCATGGTACTGACCGCAATACTATTGTGTACTACGGCGATTAGTCATTTCTGGCTAATTCCACAATTTCATTATAAGGTTATAGTTGTGGTTCGGACTGTATCTTCTTTCAATGGCTAAACTCATTATGTTACCATAATGAGTATTACAGTCTCTACGGATTCTTTGTAAGTATTAATTATGCACATTTGTCGAACAAAGCATTGATAATATCATTGTTTAAGCAAATATCATTATCATTTAAACAATAATTAAAGGAATGGTAATTTTGCAACAAACCATTCCTTTCAATATATAATTTTATCAATTTCTCACATAAATTAATATTATTATATATATCATATTCCCATAAATATAATATCTCAATTCTATAATTATTTAAAATATATGTATGTTTAGCTTTGTCTTTATATATCCTTCTTTTTTTGAATATCGTTTATATTTTCTTCAGTATATTTATGCGGATTACCATGCCAATAGTCACCCATTACTTCAATCATTAAATTATTATCAATCAAATAATTATCTATCGCATAATATTTGCAGTTATATTCATTCTGATTTTTAATATTTAATTTATCTAACAATTCATTAATTATAATTTGAGGTTTTGTATCCGTATGATTAAAAGCACCATCTGCAATTAGTCTTGTTGCTCTTTGTCTTGATTCTTCTTTCCATTCATCGCTTTGACTCCATATATTACGATACCATTCTTGCCTACATTTTGCAGAACAAAAATTATATGAATTATTTTTTATTTTATGTGGTTTAACATATATTTCTGTTCCACAATAATCACATTTTGATTTTTTACTCAAAAATCTTGGATTTAATACCCCTGTTTGTTGTGTTTGCCATATCTTTTGACACTCAGCAGAACACAATGATTGTGTTGACTTCTTTGAAACATTAAATATTGAATGGCATATAAGACATTCTCTATCTTCAAAAGCCATTTTATGTTGAAATTCCTTTTGACACTTTTGACTACAATAATGATGATCGGCTCTATTATATTGAGAATATTTTTGTGCAACTTCTTTTCCACAATTATCACAAATCACACTAATTTTTTTATTCATCGCAGCGTTCTTACATTCACGACTACAATAGTGATGTTTTGATTTATTATAATCATAAAGTTTTTGTTCTTTTTCTTTACCGCAATATTCGCATTGAAAAATAATTCTTTTCTTTTCCATATAACACACCTCCGTTCTTTAAAAAATAAATACTTACAAAGTCTTTCCTCGGTCTCTGATACCTCTATCCTTTGACCGATATAGCCATTTTTAATGTCGGCAATCTTTTTTACCGACCTGATCTGCGTTTCTTGTTATTTCTGTAGCTGCTGTACCTAATGCAATAGTTTCATCAAGTGTATTATTTGCTTCTTTCATCGCAGATGATGAACGAGTCAAGAAATCAATAATATCTTCGTTTGAAACTGCTTGGCTATTACCTATAGCATTAATCTTACTTGCGATACCATCAAGAGCATCATCAGCTTCAATATTAAAAGCCTTCATAGCAGACACAAGACCATCTGTCGCTTTATTAATATCTACATTTGGAGATATAGAAGCAAAAATAGAAGATGTCTTAGCCATTGTTTCTGCATCTTTAATGGAATAACCAAGCCTACTCCATTCCGCAGCGGCTTGTATAACCGCTTCGGTGGTTACGCCAAGTTGTTTTGCTATATCATTAGCAGAATAATAAAATTCTTTTAATTCATCTCCTGTTGCAGTAGTAGTTTTCTTCAAATCAATTAAAGCAGTATCTAAATCTTTAATTGTAGTAAAACCAGTACGAACAGTCTGAATAAGTCGTAATATTACAAAAGAAGCACTAAAATAAGTAGTCAACTTTTGCATTTGTGCTTTAAACTTATCAGCAAAATTTTTAGTAGCAACACCAGCCGATTCTGCACTTCGCTTAGTTTGCAACCATTCTGATCTTAAATGTGTTAATTTTTGATTATCGGCTGTGGCAATTTGAGCTTTAATTTCTTGAATTTTGGCTCCAAATTGTTTCATTGCAGCAGAGTTTTTACTTGTCCAAGCATCTATCTCTGATGTAAAATTATCACGAAGATCGTTTAATTTAATATTAGAAAATTTAGAAGATAAATCACTGTTTAAAGAAGTTAATTCTTGTCTTGTATCAAAAATTCTTTGTTGCAATCTTTTAAAACTATCATCATCTAATTTATCAGAAGATAATTCACCAGTAAGTTGTTTATAAGTACTCCTTAATTCCTGCAACTTAATCTGTATATTTTCTACATCGCCACCAATAGATTTATAACTATTTGTTTGTAAAGTTGCCTTATCAAGTTGTTTTGAAATAGAAATTAAGTCACGATATGCTTTAGTAGTTTGATTTATGTTTGAACTACCATTATTTACTTTGCCTTGTCCAAGATTAATTGAAATTTTACTTAAATCTTCTATTTGTTTCTTAATGCTATTAAGTTTTGATTCAACATTAGAAGTGTTAATTTGAAGTTCAATGGGCTTTAGAGTTTTTGATAAATTTTCTATAGATGCTTGCAGAGTAGAGTTACTATCCTCTTTTAACTCCGCAGATAAAGAAATTTTATATTCGTCAGCCATATTAACCACTTCCTTTCGTCATAGATTTACAATAAAAACACCACTTTTATGAGTGGCGTTTGCTTTCTATGTTGAATTTTAATTAGATAAAGATTGATTAATTTTATCTTGTTCTAATGCGAATTTTAGTTTATCTAAACCTTTCCATTTGCGGTCTTTTGCAGTAGAGTCATCATAAACTGAAACAAGCACATCTGATTGCCAATCTTTCAATGTTTGTACCAACTCTTTTTCCACCCCTACACTTAATAAATAAGTAGTATTAAAATGTCGTTGGCTATGACCATACCAATTTTTATTAAATTTATTATAAGTAAATTTATTCCAACGTTCAAACCAGCTCTTAAACGTTGAAACTGAAGCTGGTTTGCCATCTTTAGTAATAAATATATAATCATGATTTTGACCAGTATTTTTCATTTGCTCTGCTCTAATAATAAGCCATTTCTTATAATATGGTAAAAACAAGTCTTTAATTATATACATATTAATATGTTTGCCGTCAACACCTCGTCCTTTAACTTTAACCTTTTCAGTAGTTTCTAAGAAAAGCCCTTCAAATGCAGTATTACTTTCATCAATAATACTAGTCTTAAATCTGCATAATTCACTCATTCTTGCACCAGAAGCCATCATAAGAGCAAGTAAACACTTTTCTTGAATCCTACCCTGCTTGTCCAAATAATCCATCAATTTATCCAACTCTGTTTTACTAAATACAGATTTTTCTCTAACAGGGTGTTTATCAGGCTTTTCAATGTAGGGGAGAAGGTTGCGAAAATTGGGATATTGTTCATCATACATCCGTTCAATCCAAGTGCAAAAACTTGATAATGCACTATGAATTTGATGAAAGCGATTACTATGCCATTGAAGTTCTGTCACTCCGAAATCAAAGAAATCCATCCAATTATACTTTTTCATTTCAATAATAGAAATATTATCATTCTGTTCTACGTTCCAACAAAAAAATATATTAAGATTGCTTCTATAATTTATAATTGTATTAGGAGATTTTTTTGTAGAGTAATTTTTTAAAAATCTATCCATCAATTTTTGATTTTCAGGATTAATTTGTTTAATGATTTCAGGTGACGTTATAATTTTTCTATAAGTTTTTCTTGCCATTTTTTCACCACCTTGCTCTTAAAATTAACATTTTATTATTTTTTTATGGGGATACCAACAGCTTTAAGATTAACTATTAACATTTTAATTACTTTACCGTCTATTTCTGTTTTTGGGTCTAACCATATTTTAGGACTACGAATAGGAATACTGTGATTTTTGCCTTTGTATCCACGAATACCTTTTTTACCAGCATTTTCCATAGTCTTTTTACCACTCCAACTTGATTTATAATGCAATTTTTGATAATCAAAATATACTGAAGCCTTATATCCGTTAGATGTTTCTTCAATATTTGAACGTACTAAAGAACGAAGTAATTGATATGTACGATGATATTGTTCAGGCGAATAATCATTGTAATAATCCATTAATACTTTATCTATAATGTCATAAATTTGCATTTGAGTTTGTTGCACAGCCTGTTTTATTTTTGGTAACAATGATAATTTTAATTCTTTAGAATTATGAATTAACACACAACCACCTCTTATTTAATTTAATCTTCATTTACTTCATTGTTATCAATATTAGCTTTCGTAGCGGATTTCTTGTTATCTTTTTTATCAGAATCTTTTGTAGCAGATTTAATATCAATTATTTTTGTTGTTTTAGCAATATTCTCTTCATTACGCATATCTGCCTCTTCTCTAATTTTCTTAAATATATCAGATTTGCCATAAGCATCAATCAACTTTTCGGAACTTATTTCATCAACAGGAATATTCTTAAATGTATCTGCAAAAGCCATTAATGAATTTAGGTCAATTCCCTTAATTTTGTTTTCTAATATACCCAAAAAATTTGCTATAGCTTCGCCAATAAAGTTTTTATGAACACCTGTTTTATATTCAATATCTTTATCAACAGCATCTACAAGTTCCTCAATTAATCCCTCTCTAACATTGGCTAAAATAATATCAACTATCGTTGTGTTATTTACAAATTCTTCAATCTTGTTAAGGTCAAAATCTGCACCTTCGGCAACAAATAAACTATCTCTAATTTCATCTTCTGCCAACACATCAGTAAATACATTGATAAGTTGATACTTAAAAATCACATCTTTAATAACAGAATGATAATGCTTTTCAGTTACTAATACATCAACTATGCTATTTACAAAAGTAGTTTTGGTTAGTACATTAATATCTGTATAAAAATTAAAATTATATTCTTTATCGTTATAGGTGTAAACACCTGTTTTTACAATGCCATTCATAAATAATACCTCTTTCATTTTTTTTATTATTTTTTTAACTATTATTTCATTATTATTTGAAAGTTACAAGTGCCATATTTTACAGTTAATTTGAAATATCCTGCGTGTAATTAAAATAACAATGGTCTAATACGCAACATATTTCAAAATATACTTTCAACTATCTATTAGCACGTGCTAACTCATAGTTACAAAGAAACTCATTAATATCCCAAGCGTATCGAGTACGTTTGCGAAAACCATTGATTTTGACAGCACCATTTTGTATCAAATCAATCTCGTCAAAAGATTTCTTATTTATTGTTCTAATCATTTTCATAAAATCTTTTATATGTATAAAATAAGTCCTCTGTTCATTCAAATCTTCGTTACGGAAGTTGAGAATAAAACAGGGGATAAGATTATCAAACTTATCAAATTCATTCAATGATTTTATTTGATGATATTTTATTAATTTAGTAGTAGTCTTTTTAGACAACTTATTCTGTTCGTATTCTTCTTCTGACTCCCAATTCATCGACTTAAATTTTGTGGTTTTGCACTCTATCGCATATAACAATCTTGCTCTTGTATCAAATAAAAAGAAATCACATTCATTATCCCACGAAAATTTTGTATCACTATGCGTGGTGAATGATTGTGCTGAATCCCGAAGTCTATGTTTCATACAATAATCAGGAAACGAAGAAGATAGATCAATCTCAAAAATTTTTCCTGTATTCACGCATTTGCCACTTCCTTATAATATTCCCACTGTAATTTTTCTTTTGTTTTCATTAAAGTATTTTCCTGTTTCCCTTTGCAACAAAGTGAAATACCATTTGGATTGACATCATAATATTTTGCCGCTTCTTTTATAGACTCAAAAATCTTACCTGTTGTAATACACTTAACCCTTTTAATTTTATTGTTCCTTTTTTTAAACTTATAAGTTTCAGTGTCATTATCATAATAAGCCCAATATAACTTTTCTCCATTATATTCGCCAGCCGCAATACCAGTTTGGCAAGCCCTTGTGACGTTTCTTCTTATAACATTGTAATGTTTTGCAGCTAAAGAAGCAGAACCAAATATTTTTCCAGTAGTAACACAAATTACATATCGTGATACAGGATTGTTTTCTCCTACAAATTTTTCTCTATATTCTTGTGTAACAATAAGCCCATGCCTACCCAAATCACCGCCAAAAGTTATATTGTAACAAAACTTAGGAAGTAATGTTTTACTCAACTTGATTAACAATATTTCCAATCGACAAGCCCATTTTTTATTAAGATTTTTTAATAAAATAATATGCTTAAAATTTTCCCAACCATATTTTTGAATAGCATAATAAAAATGAGTACATTGTTTATAACCCTGTCCGTTTTTTCCAAATCGTTGAGTGGGATTTATACTTGTAATTCCAATATAAAAATGTTTATTTATTTTATTGATATGTATATAAACACAATATTTTATCTGATATTTATCTTTACAGTAATTCATAACACTTTACCTCACAATCTTAATTATCATTTATTTTCCATTTGAGTCCGATAATTATTATTCTTTTGACCCCAACGCATCTTATACCTATTGTGATCTTCTTTAGAAAAAATATATACAAATTTCATGTCGCTTGAAACATATAAATCTACTAATTTAGCCCCCCATGCAACATAATAAGCTGATTGCACATAATTTCTAAAATGAACCATATCATCATCATCATATACCTGTCCTGTGAGTTCACTTACTTGATACATATTTAAACCTCATCTTTCATATTTTTAACCTTTTTTAATAGTAAAAAATAGGGAAACACCACTTAAATGTGAATAATGTTTCCCTCAGTCAATAACAGCCAATTATACTAACAATAGACTATTAATAATTTATATAAACACCATTCACACTCATTCGTTAAAATACAAGTGGGAACAGCATTGTTTTCTTCATTAAAAATTAATCATCCACTGTTTCCGTTTCCACTTTTTTATAATTCTTTTTCTTATCTTTTTTTAAAGTAGACATAACTTCAATAGTTTCTTTTTCGATAGGTTCATCTTTATAAGCCATAATCTTATCAATAACCTTTTTAATCTCAGCTACAAAATTATTTTTATCAGACAAATCAATTGTCTTTAATTTTGCTTTTGCCTCGGCAATATTATAAACGCCAGTATTATATCCATGTAACACTTGATATATTTTATAATGTTCTGCGGTATCTGTATGTATTTTCCAAGGTTGTAAAGCCATTATATCTTTACAAGACAAACAAAGATGATACGGATTACCGCAAATATCACAAGTTGCATTATATTGTGAAGCCATAAGTTTCACCTCCAAATTGTGCAGAGGGCTGTCGCAAAATTGCAAACAGCCCTTAAATAACCAAAAATAAATGTATTAAAAAAATACAATTAATCGTTGTTGTCAACACCAGCAACAATTATTGTAAACAGTTCATCCTCTTCTTCTGTAGCACAATAATCCTTCATGATTTGATATTCAAAAGCGTGTTTGCCAGTAGAAGTAAGTGCAAGCTCAACATTTTCAGGATTTAGTTTCGCTTTAGGAACAAGAATTTTACCACTATAAGTAATATTCTCGTTACACTTATCTCTAAAGAAAGCGTAAATTGTCAATCGACACGCTTCGGGGAATTTAGAAGCATTATTGGTGACATATACAGCATTTTCTACCTCATATTCATACTCAACAAATAATTTACCAGTAAAACCAGTAGGAGGCGTAATAGTTCCATCAGCCGCAACAACAGCTTTAGTAGCAGAAGCAGTAGAACCTACCTCATAAGCAACGGCAATATCATTGTCTACAAACGCATAAACATACTTAATCTTAGTATTGTCTTTAGGAGTTTTAGAAGTTTTTATAACTTCACCATTTTCACCAGTAACTTTCAAAATATCATATGTAGTATCAGTAACCTTCTTAGAAGAAGTACCTTCAACTTTCTCTGCACCATATTGAGCAGCAGCAAGACCAAGATTAATCAAAGAATTAGTACCCGAAACCGAAGCCTTCTTAGCACGATACAAAGTAGTAATTACAGAACCCAAAGCATCAGTAACCTCTTCTCCTTCAGCGGTACAAGCAAGAGAAGGGTCTTCGATTGAAGACAGGGTATAAAGAATTTCATCTGTACTAAGATCGTGAGCAACAATACGTCTAACTCTATCAAGAATCAACTCGTTTTTATTAAAAGCCATAATCATTTCCTCCAATCATATTTTTATACCGATTTATCGGCATTAAAAAAAAGACTTCCGAAGAAGTCCAAACGCTAACTATAAGTCAGCAAACATATTTATTTTATCATTACTAACACCTTTTAAACTGGTAAATCCAGAGTAAGCACCCTGTAGAAGCATTTTTGCCTCTTGAATATGACCAGCTCTTTTGATGTCATAAAAAAATTCATTTATTTTAGTATCCCAAATTTTATCGTTTCCCCATTGACCACTTTGTACTTTTAATGTAGACAATAAAGGAAGTATAACACTTTTAAACGATTTGTTTTTAGCTAAATTAAATTCATCACGAGCATCTTCAATTAAATCCATCTTAGTTTGCTCATTAGCAGGAATTTCATTATTACGCTTGAAACCATGTATTTTTCGTATTACTTCTGTCATTTGAAGATATATTATTTTATTAATAGTAATATCTTTTTTTGGATGATAAAGAACCACTTGTTCCACATCTTCAGAATATTTCGCTTTAAGTGGTATAAAATCTGCAAAGTCCAAATCCTTCAAAATTAACTCTAAAGGATTTTTTTGCATATCTTCTATATCCTCTTGCGACAAAGAAGACAATATGTTAGCGTATTTTTCCTTATCGTTTATTAATTCTGTGTATATACGTTTTTTACTGGATACTAATTGAGAAATATACTGTACAAACAAATCAAAATCATCAATTTTAGTATAATCAATACCCATATCCCATAATTGCCATTTCATATCGGCACCAACGCTAGTAAAAGTTTGTACTGAATTAAAATATTTTCTTTCTCCAAATTTTTTAATTTGTTTTAATGTTGGTTGGGTTATAATAATATCTTTAGTTATTTCAATTTCGTCACCAGCATATAAAGCCAATTCATCAAATTCAAACATTTTACACCACCTTATTCACACTATAAATTTTCATCATCTTCATCAACACATAAAGAATTGTTTAAATCTGTACCTGAAAAAGTAAGAGTGCGACAAGAATAATCTTTCTCATACGAAAATTCCTTATTAGAAAGCAATTGTAATTTACCAATACCATAACCATCTGAACCATTAAGTTTTTTATCAATTAAATGAGAAAGATAATCATTACGATTTTGAGTGATTTTTGGTATATTGTCCACTTTCATATGGTTTTCGTGAGAAGTTATCCATATTTCAATAGTAGGATGCACATAAGATTTTCTTATAGTATTATTAAAAGAATGATCTTCAGGAATATGCACTTGAATAGTAATGAATGTTTGAACATCACGCAAAGTATATGGATTTTGATTATAATCAAAAATATGAGTATATATTAAATCTTCAGGTTCAACAACATCCTCTCGTTGGCTGTCAATAGCAGCCACGATGGTTTCATCGTTAATGAACTCTTTAACTATTTTATTTTTAATTTTTCCAATAATTGTACTATTAGCCATTTAACCACCCCTTATAAAAGCGATTTAATGGTAATAATAAGCGAAGACATATGATTTCCATTTTCATCAGTTAGAACCAATTTAAAGTCATCATCGACAAGACTATCATCATCAACCGAAATCTTAATATTATTACCAACCATCTTTGTATTTAATTTATTAGCAAAATCACATACAATTTTCCACTTAGGTACAATCTCAATTTCATTATTATTTTCATCAACAAATAGGGCAGTAAATGTTTTTGCATTACCACCCGATTTGATAACTTTCGTTGAATACTTAATACTCGACTTAATTACATTATTATTTTCAGTTTCGGGGTTAATATTACCATCCGAATTATCTGTTATATCGTCTGTATTAATTAATTTATAATCACAAATACCTAACTCAATATTATCCATATCTCGATTAATAGGAGTTTCTAATACTGTAATCGCTACAATTCCTTTTTTACCAATAGCATAAGTAACCGTATCGTTTTGTGTTACAATATATGTAATTGGGTCTTCATAATTTTTATCCAACATAAATCTTTGAGGACTTCGTATAATTTTAGTGTTGTTATCACAAGGCAACTTAATAAGATGTTGCGATGATCCAATTGTATATTGTCTTGTAGACTGTTCACCAGAATTATACTGTGTAGAATTAACAACAAAAGCAGGATATTGCAATATATCACCCTTTTGATTTTGCCATTTTAGAATCCAATTACATAAAGTCAATTTGCCCTGATAGTGAATACCATCTATATTAAAAGACTCTGTACATAAAAAATATTCCTGCTCAACGGAATAATAAATAATATCTCCAACTTGAACAGGCGTATCGGCAAGCGTTTGAAATTTAGCTGTCCAACCATTAGCATTAGAAAAATTACGTTTGTAAATACGAATATGTATTTCACTTTCATTAACATAATCAGACCCATCTAACAATCCTAATCGCCAAAAATAAACACCAGATAGGAAAGAGGCATCATCATAGAATGTTTGATCAAGTATCATTTTACTGCTCTTAATCATATCATCTCTAATTGAAGAACCAGTTCGAGACATTTTAGCTTTAAATCTATTTAAACATTCCATAAAAATACCTCCTTTCTTATATTAAATTAGATTTTGAAACCATAATAAAAATTCAAATGTATTAAAATTTGTATTTTAATAATTTTTTCTATAACCAGAAGACCCCAATCTTTTTCCACGATTATAAGCATCTTTCCATGAATACCGACTAAGCCAAGTATCATTTTCCCTAATATAATAATCGTGCATTTCCATAAGCCTATTAAGCATAGTTTCAGCTTTTAAAGCATGAAAATCACTGGACGTAAGATGCAACTTTAATAATGTTGGTGTTTGAATATATTCAGCATCCGTATATCCAATCAACATATAATTAGTTAATATCTCTATTTCTTCTGTTGATAAGTCTTGATTAAAACACTTATTTTCTTCATCTCTATCTTCTAAATTTGTTCTACAAACATGAAATTTAGCGATAGCAGGAGCAAGAAA